GATAGGATCGTCCGGAGCACCGTCCGGATTTTGCCTGTCTGACTAATGATGCGGTCGCCGGGTTTCAACGACTCAACCGCGGCGTCATCCATTCTGCTTCTTTAACTCCATGTTCTGCAGGATCTGGTTAAACAATTCCCCAGCCTCGACCTGAACTTCACTCTTCAGGGGATTGTCGGCGTCACCCGCCAGAGCCACCCGGTCGCCGTATTTCTTCGGCTTCAACTTCGAGGCGCACCATTTACGCGAGTCAATGCGCTGGCGTTGCCATTGCAGCCACCCGGTGTCCACCACCTCAAAGCCGTGCTTATTGAGCGTCATGCGGGGCGGCTCGTCTGATAGAGCCTGTATCTCATCCGCCAGCGTATCTGCCTGCTCTTCCCGTGCGCGGGTGTACTGTTCTGAAAACGAGGGGTAGCGACCAATCCAACGATAGATCGTATCCAACGTAGGCATCCCTGCTTCCCTACAGATATTCCTTAGACTCTCTCCGTTAGTGATCCTTGTACAGATCGTTGAGCAGAGTTCTTCTGTGTATTTGGTGGGGCGACCTAGCTTCTTTCCCTTTGCGGGGATTTGATCCGCAATCTGGTCCGGGTCTACAGGTGGTTTTGCCGGCTTGTCCGGCTTTGTTCGCTTTTCAGGCATCACCTTAATCATCCGAAGTGGTTTAGATGGGGGTGATACTACATCGTCATGGGGCTGGAGGCTACTACCACCGTGTGTGGATGGGGAGTTGAGGAAATCCTCAGGTAATAACCCCCAGCACGATGACGACTTGAGATACCACCGTGATGACAACACCTACCCAGAATGCGATGAGCAAGTAGTTGTCTCCACGAGTGATTTTAACACGGCTCTTGAGTTCAAGCCACTCCCGGCGTGTCATTCTGCACTCTCCGGTACGGGGAACAATGCTGATGCGGTCGTTGCGTAGACGATGATCTCGTAGGTTTCGCCTCTCTCGGTGTGCATCGTGTAAACCCTCGAATAACTGCCCGATGCAAGTTTGACCGCCTCTGACGCTTCAACCTTCGAGACATGGTGAATGTGGGTGCTGATCATGTTTCTCCCCTATGCCGTTTCGGTTTGTGTTGTAAGCGAATTGGTTGATTCAATGAATCCTGTGCTCACGCCTTGGTGGTAAGCGTGGATCACCATGTAAGCGATTCGGTACTTCTGCTCGGCGTTGAGGGTGCCATCGCCAAGTTTTTCGATGTCCAGTATCTCGTTGTAAATCTCGTCGTTGTTTGCGTAGTTCATGCGATTTCTCCGTGAAGGTTTGAAATAACTGTAGCGTCTCGGTAACCCTGACCGAGTTCAACCGGGAAGGTATAGCCCCTCGTCTCCCAATCCGATGCCCAGTCAATGCTCAGGTCGTACTGTTGGCGATGGTTCTCAAGCGCTTCCCGAAGGGCAAGGTAAGCCTCATCCCTCGTTGACCCGTAGGCGTGAAAGTGGAACCGGGGTGTTTTGTATTCGGCGATCCAGAAAGCGACTGGGTTATTCCATGGTTTCATGATGTCTCTCCTTAAAAAACGTAGCTAAGAACGGCTTCGTAAACCAAGTCGCTTTCGTTGTTCAATAGCTCCAACTCAGCGTCATTGAGGGGCGTATGGGTATCGAGCCACTCGGCGTAATTGATGAATGCATCGCTGAAGTCCGGGTAGTCGCGGGTATCAACATCATCAACTTCAAAGTTTCCAACATGGCGGTTGTGAAAAGTAAATGTCATTACCGGTACTCCTCAGCGATGGGACCGGTTAAGCGCTCACCAGCCTCAATCAACTTCTTGATCTCAACCTGCACCTCGGCGAGGTCATCGGTGATAAGAACGGTCTCAATACACTCACAACCCTGCATTATGTCGATAGCGAATCGCTTTTCCAGAAAATCCCGTTGCTCAGGGTCTTGGTGCTCAACCCACACACGGATGGCAACACCATGCTTGAGTTTGCGCTCGAACGATGGGCATGAGTCGTTGTACCAACTGGTGTCCTCAAAATCCGCAAAGGTGGGCATGTCGGACGACTCAAACTCAGGGAAATGGCGTAGGTAGTTATTCATCGTGTGACCTCCCAATAAACAGGCTTGTCAAACTCGTTACCGTCTTCGTCATAAAGACCAGCCACACCGACCGCCGTGTCGGGCTTGATGCAAGCAGAGTCTTGATCGGTCAGAAGCATGACCACCTTCTTGCCGTCAAGGTCGAACTCTTGACCGTGAGCGGTGCAACCACCGCCCGTGTCCCACACCTCAAAACCGTAACGCTTTGGATCTGCGTAAGAGGTCATCTCAGGATTCCATAAAGGGTTGGAGATCAACTGACCGGATTGCTCATCCTCGAAAACAAAGGTTTGAGCGTCTGTACTTTTGAAGAGCTTTTTCATGTTCGGTCTCCTTACTTGGCTTCGACTTTGACGCTGAAACGAGCGCTGGTCTTGGTGTACTTGGCGATGACATCAGCCGAGATGCCGAGATCCTTAGCAAGCGACTTCCAGTCAACGGTGCTGACATTGGACTCAATGTAGAGAGCCTTGAAAGCATCGCCCTCGAAGGTGCGGTCACCAGAAAGATTGGCAGAATCTTTAAGGTCGTCCTTGATGGCGTCAGCCTTGGCGGTAAGAACCTTGATGTCAGCAAGCAGGTTGCCAAGGGTGTCGATACGGTCAGCGGTGATAAGGGTGGTTTCGTTTTTCATGATTTCCTCGCATTGAAAGTTAATAAACAAACAACTCATCCACGACTCAACTGTAATTGAGAGTTAAACGACTTGCAAGTGAAATCAGCAAAAAAAGCGAAATATTTAGTCAGATTTTTTAGTGGTGTCGTACTTAGTTGGATAAGCCTTGGTTACCAATTCGATGGTCTCCTTCAGCAGATCCACCTCATCGAACCCCCAATGCTTAGCAAACCCCTTCGTTCCAAGCCCGTGTAGCCCCGTGGTGCCTCTGTGATGCTCTGGGCATAGTGGGATAGTCTCCCAATGGCTCGAGCGCCTTCCAGCCCCCGTTCCGGCCCTTTTGTGGTGTATCTCGGCTGGGGTTCCCGGAAAACCCATCCTGCGGCATACCGCACACCCCAGATCAGCAACCCTACTGAGGTGCTTCTTCTCGTCGTTCGTCAAGGATCTTCTCCACTGAATTGATGCGTTTGCCGATCCAGTTCATGACTGGGACCGCCATGCTATTGCCAAGCGCTCGGTACCGTGGACCGTCCGGGCTATGCGGCTGGCCACGCCATGAGATGTCGGTGTAATCGTCAGGAAATCCCTGCAGGCGCTCGCACTCCCGCGGGGTGAGCCTGCGTACCGCAATGCCCTGCGCTTCCTGCATTGGTAGGTAGGTCTCGTGCTCCGTGGACGCATTTCCAGGGCGATCGAAGCCGGCTCCGGAGCTTCTCAACGTGCACATAATCTCAGGGATCTCAATGATCGGCGTCTGCCCTTCGTCAACCGTTGTGTTTATTCCTTTGTGCATTCGGCTTGTGAGACAGTTAGCAACGCCCGGTATAGGGCTGGGGGCAGCTCCTTCCCTCGGTTCTCTGCTCGGCGCAGGATGCCCTGACAGGCTTGAGCGCTCAAGTAGTACCGCGGCGGCAGGGTGCCAGTCTCCAAGACATCCGACAAGAAACACGCGACGCCGTCGCTGGGCCACTCCCCAGTACTGAGCGTCAAGGACTCGGTAGCACCACCCATACCCGAGTTCTGCCAGCCCTCGAAGTAAGCAGGCAAAATCCTCTCCTCCGTTGGATGATAGGACGCCGGGAACGTTCTCCCAAACCAACCATCGGGGCCGATGTCGGCGAGCAATCGCAAGGAAGCCGAGCATGAGGTCGCCACGCGGGTCATCCAATCCCGCTCGAAGTCCTGCAACTGAGAAGGACTGACAGGGGGTTCCTCCGACAAGAAGGTCAATTGGTCCAATGTTCCACTCCTCAAACTTGGTCATATCCCCAAGATTCGGCACCTCAGGGTAGTGATGTTTTAAAACTGCAGACGGAAAGGCATCGATCTCTGCGAACGCTTCCGGCTCCCAGCCAAGGGGGTGCCAGGCGGCGGTTGCCGCTTCGATGCCCGAGCAAACGGACAGATACCTCACATCACCGCCCTGCCCTCGGCTCGGTTGTTCGCCTGCTCCGTGCGCCAGATCTCAACCCGAGCTTGGGCAGCGATCAGATCCCAGCGCAACTTCTCTTCTGTTTCGATGGCCACCTTCAATCCCTCGAGCAGTTGCTTGTACTCGACGTGGGCGTAAGCCTCCCGCTCCTGAGCGCCGATGGTGTCTTCAAGACTCCGCTTCATCAGGATGGCTTTCAGGCTTTTCCGATATTCCTCAAGGTAAACCCGTTCGCTTTTTGCCTTCGCAAACTTGCTTGCATTGGCGATGATGTAGTCCACCGCCTTGTGTGGGTCGTGCTCTGTGCTCATGTCTTTTCCTCAATTTTTATTTTCAGCATTCCACCGACATCCGGTGCCCAGTAGATCCTCAGGTCATGGATCTGAGAATCGTCATTGAAGACGTCTGCGTGCTGGAGAGCATCCAGAACCGCCTTCAAAAGGTTGTCGAGGTCACGCTTACGGTTGTCTGGTCGGTGCGCCTCGATGGTTACTTTGAGCAGGCAATCCATTCGCTTAACGAATCCCTGCATCCAGATCTGCTGGATCACGGCTTCCCGGTACTTGCGTCCCTCGACGCTAAGGACGGTTCGCCCCTTCCAGTTCCGCCAGTAGTTGTTGATGCTCGGTGGCCACGGCAAAGTGATCTCAATCATGCGAACACCATCGGCTGGTGATCCCACTCCTCAACGAACTGCTGACTGTCCCGGTGGTACCACAGGTTGTACCACTCCTCATACTCGCCGTTCCGTTGCTTCTCGCACATGATCCTCATGTCTGGACTCCCTACATCAACCGAACCGGTTAGTTGCCTTTCGTGTTCTTTTTTCTTGTTCCGCCAAATCAGCAGGACGTTATCCACCTGATCGGCAATCGCACCCGTGCCCTTCACGTCGTTCTTGTTCGGAGTGTTCTCTTCGCTTGCGAGTTTGCGGATGTGGTGGACCAAGTGGATGTGCATATCCTCGTCTCGAGCCAGCGCCGTAAGTTGATCAATGAACGCCTTCTGCGAGTTGTAGTCATCCTCGCCTGGCACGCACTTCATAAGCGAATCGATAAACAGGTGCTTGATGCCTAGCTCCTTCGAGCAGAACCTGCCCATCGCAATAACCTGCCGGCTAGTCACTGTGCCCTGCTGGTCGTAGAACCACAACTTCTGCTTGGTGAAGACCTCAAGGTCCTCCATGAACTTGTGCATACGCTCGCCTTCAAACATCGGGCGCTCGATGTTCTCCCTCGAGAACTGCCGCAGCATACGCAACATGGTGCGCTTGGGCTTCATCTCGAAGGACGCAATGCAGACCTTGTGACCCTGCTGGATCAACGACAAGGCAATCTGACCGGTGACCAAAGACTTGCCGCCACCGTTAGAGCCAGCGTAGAGCGTGACCTCACCCGGTCGATAACGGAAGGTTGAGTGCGTCTTCTGCCATGGCATGACGGCGCTCTCGTCTTTCTCGGGGTGAAGGATCTCTTTCCACATCTGATCCAGCACGGCGTCCGAGGTGATAACCGACTTGGTTAGATCCTCTGGCTCGGCGTAAAGGTCTTCGTCAATGTCCGAGCGCCTGAGTGCTTTGGACCTGCGGATCTCGTCCAGTTCTCTGGCGCGTTGTTCGATGTTTGCTACGTTAGACATGGTCAAGTGCCTCTCTGATTCGTTCACGAGCGACTAGGCATCGCTCACGGTCTGCGTCTGGGATGTCTTTGCCTTGGGCGATGTCGTTAGCCACGATCGAAACGATCAACGACTCTCGCTCAATGATCCTAAGCAAGTCGCTTGCAAAGAACCTTGGCTTGATCTTGGGGTGGTGGTGCTCGCTCTTGTCGGGGAAGAGGTCCGTGATGTCCATACCCACCGCACCGAGCACGTCATGCACCGAGCACCCACCGAAGCAATGCAAAAGCACCCTCCCGTCGTTAGCCTCTCGAATGGCGAGCGAAGGGGAGTCGTCTTGGTGGGCTGGGCAACACGCCGTGAATGATCCATTGCGCCCTTTGACCTTGCGTAGCTTGCTGAGTAATTCCTCGATCATATGCCCCTCCGTTCTATCACGGGGGTGGCTCGTTTTTTGATCCACTCGGAGTTGAATCCCTGCCAGCCGTTAGCAACGCATTCCGTCAGAGCATCCTGCAGGGTGAGACCTGCCTTCGTTGCCTCGGACCTGAGCCGGGTGAGAGCGGTCGCCGTGACGGGCGCCTTCTTAACTTTTCGTAAGGCTAACCAGTCGGTCCAAACCTGCTCGTTAACGTCCTCAGGTTTAACTGGAGCCTTATTATTATTTATTGGTTTATGGTTATTGGTTAGCATACCCTTCGCATTCCGTTCGGTTTGCGGTGGCAATGCGTTCGCATCAACTTGGCTCCATCTGGCTCTGGCACTGGCTTTAGCCTTGTCCGACTTAGCGTGATATTGGGCTAAAACACGGTCACAACCCTTGTGAACATACCTACCATCGACCTCGTCAAAGAAGTCCTTGAGTACGTTTTTGAATGCTTGCACCTCTTCCGCATTCCGAACGCAATGCGTTCGCATAAGGGCATCTAAATCTGCCTCAAAGGGGCCTTCCCCGAGGTAATAAGTGTCGATCAATTGGCGGTAAATTCCGTGCTCAAGAAGAGTCAAGTGAGCGGTGTCTCGACGGTAGTCGCCGATGTTGAAATTGTAGTAGTACACGTCAATCTCCTTAGGTGCTGATCTATCCGGTGGAAATTCCGGCAGGTCAGTACCCGTGATGGGTAACAATACGGTCAGATAGACCAGCCCTAAAGAGACTGACACCACTCTGACCTACTATGCGCTTTCCACGGCGCTTAAACATTTATACCACTCCTCGTGGCTTCCTGCCACCACGTTTCCCATTCTCACGATTCTTCTTGAGAACGTGCTGACGTTGGGCAATATCCATTTGCCATCCCTCATGAATGAATCCCTCCGGTGTTGATTTAAAAAACTTCTCAAGGACCGGCTCCACAACATCCTCATCCAACCGAACCCAGTCGGATACCACCTGCACATCTGCAGGCAAAGGCTTCTCGGTGGTGTAGTAGATGTCCCGCATCCGTCGGTACGCCAGATCCTCAGCGTCAGGGATCTCGTCGGTCTCAACGGCGTGCGCTTCGATGTAATGCTTGTACCAATCCATGGTGACTCCTTAAGAAAAGATTTCGGGTAACAGTTCACGCCGTGTGACCTTGCCGCAGGTGTGCTCCTCAATCAAAACGGCAATCTCTGGGCTTGGTTTACGACGCCTCGAAACGATCAATGACATCCACGTTTTCGTGATGCCGAGCCTGGCGGCCAGCCCTGCGGTTGTTCCCCGCGGCTTGCCCTTTAGATACTCATCCAACTGCATAACACCTCCTTAAAAAACCACCCTAAATTGACAAACACCACCCTAATTAGAGTGACGATCACGAAACTCCATGTTACACACTCCCACACATTCTGTCACGGGGTATTGTATTTTTTAGTTAAATGGTTTAAGGTTCATTCTGTAGTACTTTGACAAAGGAAATGACCATGGAAGAACTCAATCAGTTAATGCTCGAAAAGCAACAACAGGTCGAGGTCGCTCTACTGGACCTTGAATCTGGTCACGCTACTCAGGAGCAAATCGATTTAATTTGGAGTGAATGCGGTCTCAGCGAACGTCGTAAACAATTGAAAAGGAGTTGTTA